TAATATTTCTAAAGCTTTATCTAAATTTATTTTTATCCACTCTCCATTATTTTTTTCTGCAAAGAAGTAGATAAGGTCAAGTATTTTTCGCTCAGCTTTCGTTTGGTTTTTTACTGTAATTAATTTTGCACATTCAAAATCTTTTAAAGGACAAGCAGCTTGAAACTGTGCTAATCTTTTTTTAGCATCTGAACTTTTACCTACTTTAATCCACCCTTCCCAAGCAGGATTTTGAAAGATATAAATTTCTCCTTTGAGCTTAGCTAACCACTCTCCTTTACCATACTTTTTATCCATATGTTTCTTAAGTCCGGGGGCTGATAAATGTTTTTTAGTTTTTTCTTTTAAGTATTCACATGCACCTCTTAACGACATATTATTTTTAAGCATTTCTTTTTCTATAAACTCTAGTTCTTTTATTTCATGTTCGACTGCATCTAACATACCTGTTTTTTGATTGAGCATATAACCAAAATTTATGGTAGACGTTGCTCGTTTAATGGGTTTCATACCAACTATCTCCTATTTTATATTCACCTGTTAAAGGACAACGCATGTTGTAATGGTCTCCTACTTTTTCTATTGCTTCTACTCCGAGTCTACCTACAAAATCTGCTTGACTTTCTAATACTTCTATCTGCCATTCATCATGTATGTTAGCCACGAACTTAGCATCAATTCCATTTAAGTTTATAAGTTCATCTAAAAAACACATAGCTTTTTTCATAGCTACTGCACCACCACCTTGTAGTAAACTATTAAGTGCTGCATGTTTATGCCTTAAAAATATTTTCCTACCGTCTAAACCTTTGAGGTAACTTTTTTCAGCAGCTCTGTCAACTCTGTTCTTAAGAGTACCGAATGCTGTGTTACTACTAAGAAAGCGTTCTCGCAATCTCTTACCTTCAACTCTACTTCCTTTAATGATGCTTCCAATTTTCTCATCTCCAGCTCCGTAGATGAGTGCATAGATGAAAGTCTTCGCCTCATCTCTTGATTTAAGTCCAGCAAGGTGTTGGTTAGTTGTGTGAATATCTCCGTTGATAATTTCATTTATATAATCCTCGTCAGCCATATAGTGTGCCAACAATCTAAGTTCTAATTGACTTGCATCTATACCTACAAGTTTATATCCTTTGGCTACAGTCCAACAAGACCTACACTCTTTACCATAAGGACTGTAAGCTGCAGGTACTTGAGCCATGTTAGGACTTCTATGAGCCATACGACCCGTGATAGCACCAGTAGATATTACACTACCGTGTACTCTACCGTCATCTTTACAGGCATCAATCCATGACTCAACTTGGGCACCTCTCTTTTGTAATAACAAGAACTCTGCTATTAATTTAGCTTCATGTATATGTGTTATTTTATTGAGAGTACCTTCGTCTACTATGGGTTGACCTGTTGGTGTAAATCTTTTAGGCTCCCATCCAAAATCTTTTAAGTAAGAACCTATCTGTTGTCTTGAGCCTAGGTTAAACTCTTTTAATTCTTTTCTCATGAAAGGAGTCATATCTTTTGACTCAAGTATTGTCTCATACTCTAATGTATTTAGACCAGACTTAGAAAGAGTACCGTCTTTTTTTAATTTAGGTATCACTTCTTTTATGTCTAACCACTTAGGTTTAAATGTTTCATGTACCTCTTGTTCTACTTCAGACTTTCTTTTATTTAAAGAACTAAGTAACAACATGGCATTTTTCTCATCAAAAAGAAAACCATTTTGATACTGTTGTTGTAGTATGATACATACCCTGTGTTCTAAGTCAATACATTCTTTATCAAAACCCACACTATCTTTCCTAAGTTTTTCTAATACTCTTTTGTTTACTCTGACATCTTGGATGCAGTACTCTAACATCTCATCAGAGAACTCGGAGAACTCGGGTTGAGTAGACTTAGGGCAATTAAGTTTCCATCCCCATTTTTCTAAGCTATGCCCACCCTCTCGGGTAGGATGTAGAAGTCTTGATAAGGTCAAGGTATCAATAACTTCAGTGTGTTTGAACAAGTCAACACCTGTTAGCTTTGTTATGACTGGGATGTCAAAACCAATAATATTATGTCCTATAAGTTTATCGGCTGTTTTAAGAAACTCAATGCCCTCGTCTATTTCATCAGGTTTAAAACTATAGACCTTGTTATTTTCATCTATAGCTACAAGACACCATATAACTGTAGCCTCATCGTATAGCCCATCTGTTTCTATATCAAATACAAGTTCCATAATTCTCTCCTTAAAATGGTACTACATCAAAGTCTTCTGATGTATTACTTAGTTCACTATCTTGATACTCAGATAGTCTACCTGTTTCTTTATCATATACCAATGAACAAGCCATGCCTACATCTCCTGTATACCTTGACTTAAGGATACGAAGTCTTGTTGTTCTTGATTCTAAATCATCGTCTGATTGTTGGTTTCTTTCTAAAGCTATTACACAATCTGATAACTGAGCAATACTATTAGAGCCACGAAGATGTGATAGACTTACACTAACACCATTCTCATGCCCCTTGTTACCCTCGATTCTACGTAAGTGAGAGACAAGAATTATACCAGCACCTGTTTCTTCTACCATACTACGAAGTCTGTGCATGATACTGTCAATAGCCTTACGTTCATCACCATCAAGCATAGAACTAACAAGCATATGTAGATGGTCAACGACCACCCACTTACAATCACAGCCTACAATAAGATACCTAAGCTTTGCAAAGATAGCATCAATATCATTAGCACCGAAGTGAGCATGAATAAATACCCTATCGTTAGCAAAGACTCTATCAAACATATCAGTCAATTGTTTCTCAGGATAATTGTCACGTACAGTATCTATAAATAACTTATCATTAGATTCTATAGAAAGTATACCATCGACAGTACGCCTCCAATCTTCTTCTAAAGCTATGATACCTACATTATCTTCTGTGTTCTGAATAAGATGATGCTCTATCTCTCTAGTAATACTAGACTTACCAAGACCTGTACCACCTGTAAGAGTAACTAACTCACCTGCTCTAAGACCTAAGAGCTTTTTGTTTAAACCTTCCCAAGGATAAGCAACGCTTTGTTTACGTTCTCTGTTAAGAAAGTCTTTTTGTTTCTCGGATACTCTAATGATACCACTTGGAGTATAGAGCTTAGCATCCCACCATGCACTTGTAAAACCTTGATGCTTACCCTTCTGTAACATTTCGTTAGAGTCTTTGTAGCCATTAGGTAATGTAACTATCTTAGCCTTGCCGGGTTTTAATATGGTAGCTACTTTGTTTGCTGCTTCAACACCTTGCTTATCTTTATCAAAGCACAGTACAACATTATCAAAACTCTCTACATATTCTAAGTTTTCTTTAATGTCTTTAACTGCTGAAGCAGCACCTCTTATAATAGAAACTACTGCCCACTTACTACCGAGTAATTCGTATGTAGCCATAGCATCACACTCACCCTCTACAATCGTAAGGTATTTTCCACCTGCTTTAAATAAGTTCTGTCCAAACAAACCAACACCATTAGGTGAACCATCAAAAGAAAAACGCTTGTCTTTTATGTATCTTGTTTTGTTTGAGGTTAACTCATTGTTAATATAGTAAGGATAAATATGTTGAGCCAATTGTCCAGAACTATCATAGACTACTTTAACTCCATACTTCTCGGCTGTTTCTTTTGCTATGCCCCTGTCGGTAAGCTTAGCATAAATGCCCCCATGAGCATTGAGTTCTCTTATTGTTTCTTGCATTGTATCGTTGACCTTTGGTTTGTAATTATTATTATTTGTTTTGGGAAAGAACTCATTACAACTAAAACATTTAGATGAGCCATCTTGATTGACAGATAATGCGTCACTACTTTTACAAGCAGGACAGGGTTGATGATACTTAATAAACTTTAAATTGTTTTCCATTTTGTTTGACCTAAAAAAGAAAGCTAGGCACTAACATAATTAGATACCTAGCTTTGGTTGGAGATATTATTCTAAGAATCTTTTTTCAAAGACTCATCTTCATCTTGCTCAACAGCTACCTCATCGGAAACTGTATCACCTTCGTCATCTACTATTGCATCAGGGTTATCCTTGAGTAGGGTCTCAAGGTTTCCTCTGTGTGTAGCACTAGCAAAGTTCAAAGCTTCTGTAATGACCTCAAGTTGAGACACTTTACTAATCATTACATTAGCGTTGGCTCTCATGTTGTCATCTTCAATGGCAGTCACATCATAAGATGTTATGCCTTCATCATTCTTAATAGTAATTATCATACTAAAATTCCTCCCCTCCCTCTAAAGATTCAAACTCTTCACCATCAGCAGATTTGTAACTAACTAAGTCTAGTACCTGCATTGCTTGAAAATCTAATCCTTTAAAGTTTCCATATTTATTTTCAACTTCCCACTCATTAAACTGTACTTTAACTAGTGAACCATTACCTACTATCTCATCAATAGGTGCTTTGTTTCTATCAAGCAACTTCGGTGACTTCCTTACCATTCCATTTGGACCATTCACTTTACGTTTAATATTAATCGAACGACCAACAACTTCATCATTGACTGTTAAAGTTTTAACTTTAAAGCCACGACTCTCATAGTCATTAGCCACCTCATCATCTATTACTAAGTCTACTGTATACACAGGTTCAAACTTTGTATTAGGTAATGTTACGTTTGCCCAGTAGGCTCTTCCTTCTTGTATTGCCATATTAATTTCTCCTTTTATTTTGGCTTATTGCATTGTTGCAAGACACATGATACAGGTTGCGAACATATTTGTCAACCCCTTATATCTATTTTATTTAATATATTTTCTAATGTTGTTAAACTTCCTTCTATTAGTTTAACATTAAAAAAATTCTCATTCTCCCACGTTACCTCATAAGCTACTTTCTCCTTGTTTAATTCATAATTATTTTCTTGTATATAAAATGAAAAGTTTCTAAACTCTTCTGAAGTTAAAGTTGTATAACCCTTTGTATTTATTTTTATTTTAATATCTCCTTATGTGTATTGGTTTTCATATATGCTTTCAGCTATGAAAAAGATTACCTCATCTCTATCATCATCAGGATGTAAATTATATACATTTCTTATCCTGTCTACCTCATCTTCGAGTAAGCCTTTAGCGTCCTGCTCTAAGAGTTCGT